TCAAGAACCAAGCGTTGGTGTCGGTCAAGAAGTGGTTAACAGTGTAACCTTCAGAGACAGAACCGTTGTTCTTGATGGCGTTGATGTCGTTGTCGTTAGTACCGACGCGGAGTTCGGTTTCCAACAAGCGGGTTGCAACGAATTGCAGGCTCGAAGGAACGATCAACTTCTTGGGCTTAGCAGCGATCAACAGGCCACGTTCGTCTGTCCACAAGCTGATCTGAATCACGGCGGCTTCCAAGGAAGTCTCGTTCAGGTCGGCAGCAGTCGTAGGAATGTTGCTGTTAGTGCCACCAGACACCAGAGGGTGAGCGGAAGAGAACAAAGGAACGCCGTCGCCACCGTTGTAGCCAGAGGTGAAGCCGTTGTTCAGAACAGCAGCAGCCTTGACTTGCTTGGTGTAAGCCATCGAGCGGGCCAGAGCCTTCGTGTAACGAGCAGCCAAGCTGTCGTACAAGTTATCTTCAATGGCTTCTTCAGTCAAGCTGAAGCCTTGAGCGATAGTCTCGTGGTTGTAGCGAGCAGTCCATGCTTCCTGACCGTTGTCGTACGCGATTGCAGAACCTTCGTTCTTCACCGGTGCGGCGCTGAAGCCAGACAGCTTGGTTTCCTCTTCAAAACTACGCTCCGAAGTCTCGGTTTCGTAGATTTCCTTGTGCTCTTGTTCATAAGTTGCATACGACAGACCGAACAAAGCGTTCAGACCGGGGAGCAATTCCTTAAGCAGTTGTGCGCGTGAAATAGCCATGTTTTACTCCTTAAACACCAGTGGTGCTGTTGTACTGGTGAAGGTTGATCTTCACGATAAACTCGTAGTAGTACGTGTCACCACCAGAGATATAGGAAGTACCGGGCACCACATCGACCACACGAATTGGCAAAGTGTTGGTAGTGTTGGCGGAAGAGCCATCAATACCGTATGCCGAATCACCAGTGTTGGTAGAACCAGCGCCAGCAACCATAGCGACGTTCGAGCCAACGATGGCGCGAGTGTAACCGGTGGCAGTGGTAGAGCCAGCAACAGTAGCCGCAACCTTGAACACAGCGTTTGGATCATCCACAACGTATGCGTAAGCTGGGTTAGCAGCAGTCGATTGCGCAGCAGGGTAATACTGGCCTTGGACTGGTTGACCGCTGGAGTTGGTATAAGCGCAACCAACCAGCACGCCAACGCTGTCGCCAGTCGCGGTTGCGGTCTTTGCTACCAGAAAACCAGTAGTGTTAATAACGACGGTGTCGCCGTTCAGGATAGCGGTGGCATAACCAGCCGCAATGGGGATTTGACGGATCGCTCCGGCGTAAGGCAGACCATCCAAGCGTTGGAGTGGTTGAAAGCCGTACGTCTTGGAAACATCGGGGTAAGCCATGTTTAAGCTCCAAAAAGATTAAGAACCTTTGCCAAAGCTAGTCGAGGATTTCCGCTCGTTAAAGAGAGGCATCCGTGGGTCGCTCTGGCGCATAAAGGTATTGTCTACAGCCTTTGTTTGGGCATCCGATTTAGCCGCGAAGGCAGCATTACGCTGCTCGACAAACTCAACCGGGGTTTTGCAGAGCAACAACCCGCCAATCTCAATATTACCGGCGAACCGGCTGCTGGGATCAGCTAACAGTTTGAACTTTGGCTGCTCTTCGACGGTGACTGGCTCCCAACCTTCGCGCAATTTGCTCGAAATGTTACGGGGGTCATTCATATTCAAAGTAGCAACACGAATCCATCGGTACGCGAAACCGGGTTCCTTATCAGGTTCGGGCAACAACTCTGCGGGCATCCACTGCTTAGGACGCTCTTGAGTAGACCGTACTTCCATTTCACGTTTCAATCTGTTGTTCTCAGCCATATTAGGCCTCCAATTTCATAAGTTCACGAGCGTACTGCTCAGGGGTAAGTCCAAATTTCTTTGCCAAGCCGACCTGCGTCTTAGAAAGAACAACCTTTTTAGGAGCCGTACTTCTCTTCGCGGGTGCTACCACCGTGCTTGGTTTTGTACGTTGAGGGGGTTCATCCTCATCGTTTTGTACGCTCGCAAATTCCTCAGGAAATCGCTTACGAACTTCTTTGTCGATACTTTGAAAGTATTCGTTGGTGCCAATATAGGCTTTGCCGTAGCGTTCTGCCAACTCTTCGTGAACACCTTCAGCGTAGCGGCGCATTCCGCGCTTATTGGGGTCTACGAACCATTCGTTCTTAGACACCCAAGCCGACACTTTAGGGTCCATCTGCTGTTGGGCAGGTTGCTTTTGTGTAGTTTGTACAGTATTTTCTTCAATTTGTACAGTAGGCTTGAAATTTTTTGTTTTATCCAGTTTCAACTGGGCTTTCATCATTTCCTGCTGGGCTTCAAGCAGCTTGTCCGCTTCTCCAGAGTCATAAGCCTCTTTGAAGTTGCGTTTGGCCTGCTCCATCTCCATCTCAGCCGATGTCTGATAAGTGGAAATAAGCTCTTTCTCGCCCGTGTGGAGCATACCCTTGAGCTTCTTGTTCTCCTCAAGGATGTTCTGAGCAATCTGAAGTGCTTCTTGCTGCTCACGATAAGCAGCTTCCTTCGCACGACGCTCATCATGCCAAGCCTTCTTGTACTGCTTGAACTTGGTTTTGACGTTGTGAGAGTAGTCTTTTGACTCGTCTACTTTCTCCAACTCATCCTTGACCTCGTCGGACAAGGGTTCAACATAACGATCTTCGGCAGGGGTGTCGTCCTTAACCTCGATCTTTATATCGTCATCATCGCCCTCGATAGAAATATCGAGTTCATCTTCGGCTTTACCCTTAGATTTGTCGTCTTCTTCATCGGGGAACTTGAAATCGTCATTAGCCATCGTGTCGCTCCTTATTTGCGTTTGATGCCGCGTGGGTCTTGGACAACACCTTCGACAGTGTCATCGTTGATGATGCGGAACTCTCTACCGTGGATAACCAAGCGTGTGCCGCTGTTAGGGCGGACCAACACAAAGTCACCTTGCTTACACCAAGGCCCTGTGGGGAACTTGGCCTTGTCCATATAACAGTCTGGACCCATATCTACAACGAACAGCACTGTGGTCAGCACCTCTTCGTTGCGCATAGTCTCGTCAGCCTTGATGATGCCGACTTCACTATCTTCATACTCCTGCTCTGCTTCAGGGATCGCGCACAAAATCTTGTAGCCGCTAGGCTTTGGGAGTTGCTTTGCTTTCTCTTCCGCTTTCTTGTGCATCACAGCCGACAAGTCGATTGCTTTGCTTAGGTCAAGGTTACTCATCCGAGTTCTCCATGTTTTTTGTAAGGTCTGTTAAAAAATTGCGGGCGGTGAGCAGACCTTTAATTTCCCCACACATCTCGCAGTACTCGTCGTACGACTTAGCCCCCTTCGAGCCTAAGTGTTCTTCGAGTTGTTTGACTTTGTCGTCAATTTTGTTGATGACCACCGCAGTGGCCTTCAGGATTTCGTACATCAATCACCTTTCTTTTTAGGTTGTGATTTCTGTTGTGACTGCCGCTCAGCATTCTCACGTTGGGCAGCGATTTGCATTTCAGCCCGGTGGACATCCGACATGATGCGGAAGCCTTCGGACTGCTGCTGTGAAGCAGTCTTGTCGCGGTCAGCGTATGTCTTGGCCATAAGCTTTGCGCCTTCAGTTTGCTGCTGTGCCTCGATACGCTCGCGCTCAATCTGAATCTGCTCTTGCTTAAGCTGAGCATCTGTCATATCTTTCTGAGACTTGCGCTGGAGGTCTTGTGCCTTAAGCTGCAACTCTTGCTGCTGCATCTGGATGAGCGGATCGTTGGCCATCTGCTGATTCTTCTGCTGTTGAGCTTCTTGCTGGTGACGCTGGAGCATCTGCTGCGCAGCTTGAGCCGCCATCTGCGATACCCTGACTTCCATCTCTGGAGACATCTCGATCTCGTCTTGGTCATCTTGGTCCGGGGGCAGAGTCTGACCCATCATCTGCTCCATCTGGATGCGGTACTCCATACCCAAATGTTCTGCTACGTGAGCAGACATAGCAGCGGAGACAGACTGAGCCATCTGTGGGTTCTGTCCGATCAACTGCATGATCTTGGGGTCTTGCGCCGCAGCCATGTGCACCGCGATGTGTGCCTTATGGTCTTGATACAGGAACGCCTTGACAGGCTTGTTCTTGAGCAAGTTCTGGTTCTCTGTGACGGGGTCACGAGGCTTCATATCGTCTTCCACGGGCACAAGCTTCTGGTAATTCTTGATACCCAGCACGTCAAGCATCTGCCTGTGGAGCAAGGGCAAGTCGTACAACTGAGGAGCAGTCTGCGCCAACTGGAGAGCCGCCTGATACTGAACAACCTTCTGAGCCATAGTGGCTGCGTTGGGGTCGCTCACAGGGATCACGTCAACTTGATCGTAGTCACTCTGCTTGATGCCACGGCCACCTTCTTCTGGCTCGTATGCGTACTCGGGCGGAGTGTAGTCACGGATGATGTTCTTCAGGAGCTTGAACTCTTGACGCATCGCATAGTGGATGCGAGCCTGAACAGCGCTCATCGTCTTGAGTTGTCGCTCAAGGATAGCGAGTGTGGTGCCCACTGGAGCCTGTGCAGACATGTCCGAAGTCTGCAATTCAACAGAGCCGGCGAACCTACGACCATCCTCGATGATGCCTTGCAGCAGCGTGGCTAGGACCTGACTCGGCTCCTTATAAGGAAGCGGCATGATGTTGTCACGCATGTTCCCACTAGGTACATCCATGTCTCGCCATTCTCCCGGACTGATTGGAGTGTCGTCTCCTTTGCTTCGCAGACCTCTTGTCTTGAAACCACCGGGGAGGTTGGAGAGAGTGCCCGCGTCCACAAGCTGACGCAAGATAGAGGTGCCGGACTTTGCGAAAGCGCCGATAAGGTGAATGAGACCAAAAGCATAAAAACCAAAACCCGGAATATACGGGTAATGAACAAAATGCTGACGTTTCTGATGTGTTCTGTCATCGGGTTCCCAGTTCCTACGAACAGCGAGCACTTCACCTGTGCCCTTCTCAATCGTCACGACGTACGGTAGCGCAATGCCTGTCTCTTCACCATCGTCGTCCTTGTGCTCGAAGCCTTCAAGGTCCAACTCAACGTGCATCTCCAAGAGCTTGAAGCGGTTGTCTTCAGTCGCACGGAAGCCCAGCTTCTCAGCAATCTTCTTCTCCACTTCGTCCATCACTTGGACTGGAGTACCTAGATCAACGTCTCGGTAAAAACCTTCATGCTGGAGACGACGCACTTCATTCTCTGTCTTACGCATCACGTGCGTCACACGCTCTGCCGCCTCAAGGCTCGATGCACCGTAGGGCACGACCACATCTTCAGCAGGACAGTACATCGAGACCTGACGGTCAAGCTGCACATCCACGTAGACTTTCTTGAACGCGTTACCAGCCAGACCCAAGCCCCACAACATGCGCTCGTGCTCAGGGCGGAACTCAACCATCACCTCAGTCAGTTGGTAGTTCATGTCCTCTTGGACACGCTCCGCAGCTTTCTTCTTGTCAGGAGTTTCTTTGCCGATGATCTTAGTCTTGACTGGTCCGCTCGCAGGGAACGTCTCCATCATGGTCTCAGCTTGGAACTTCACAACCGCTTCTGTCAGCAGTGGGTGATACACGCCACAAGCGCCGGGCCAAGGCTCCATGCGCTCTTCGAGCTTCATGCCAAGCAGTTCTAGGCCATCGACATACGTCTGAATCCAATCCTTACGAGACGCTATGTCTGCCTCATAGTCGCCAATCAGATCACCCGACAGTTTGGCGAGTACACGCTCGTCCAAGTCTTCAGCGAGGTTCTTGTTGAAATCATCTTCGTCTTCTGCTTCCTTGATCTCAAGAGAGAAGTCGCCTTGACTGATGGTTACTGACTCAGGGTCTTCGATCTCAATCTCAAGAGGTTCTTCTTCCTCTGCAACTTGATCGAGTCCCATAGGAGCCGCATACAGTGCTTTATCAATATTGGTTGCCATAGTGTGTCCTTAATAGTACGCAGCTTTTTTGCGGTACTGGCGCAAGAAGTTATCCTCCGGCTCGTCAGTCGGAAGACGGATGAAGCCACCCTGCCGGAATCTTAACAGTGCAAGGGTGGTAGAGTCCACCAAGTCGTCGTTGGTGCCCGCTGGGAAGTCATTACATTCCTCGATGACTTCCTTAGCCCATCTGCGGTCCGGTGCCCACACTACCCCGCCCTCAAAGAGCGCGGACACAGCGTTGACACGTGAAATCTTATCCTGACCTTTTCCGGGTGTAAACTCAGCAACCGGGATGCCCATACGGCGGAATTCTTGATACAGAACTGATCCGCTGGACTTCTTCTCAACGATAAACGAGTCTGGGTTCCACTCCCGATATTCCTGAAGCACCATCGCCTTGAGGTCGGGATACTCCAGCCGTTTCTTGACCGCGTTGAGTAAGATGATGGCGAAGTTGTTCGTCTCTTCGTTGAAGAACACACCCCACACAGTCAGTGCGTTGTAGTCGGCACGGTTGTTAGCTTCTTGCGCCGCGTCAAGGGACATGATGATGAACTCACACTGCGGAGGAGTCTCTTTCTCCCATATCTGCCACCACTCGCGCTTGATCAGCGCACCCTCTTGCGAGGTGGGTTTCTGCATGTATTGGGCGTTCCAGTAGCGGATATCCAGACCCGCCTTCTTCGCCAGCAACTCCTCTACATCCCAGAACTCAGGCCACAAGGCCGTGCCATCATCCTTAATAGCAGGGAACTCGATGACTTCCCAAGGATCAACGTCCTCGTTGCGCTCCATCTGCTGGACGATCATGCCCGTCAGGTCCAGTTTGGACCAGCGAGTCATCACAACAATGATTGCGCCTCCCGGCATAAGACGCTGCAAAGGGCCAGACTGGAACCATTCCCAAGCAGGCAGGAAAACGTCTGGCCTGCCTGTCTTAGCTTCCTGTTCTGAGTGGGGATCATCAATAATGAACAGGTCAGCACCACGGCCAGCAAGAGCACCGCCGACACCGATAGCAAAATACTCACCATTAAAGTTCGTACCCCAGCGAGAAGCGGATTTTGAGTCACTTTGAAGCTCGATTTGTGGAAAAATGTCTTTGTAGGCCTCTGAACCGACCAAATTTCGCACCCGACGACCGAAGTTCACCGCCAAATCGGCAGTGTGGGACCCCATAATGACCTTTTTATTAGGGTATTTACCTAGAAACCATGCTGGGGCGAGGTACGAGATCAATTCTGACTTGCCGTGACGGGGTGCGATGTTCACAATCACCCGTTTTTTCTCTCCGTTGGCGATTGCCTCGAAGATTTCGATCAGTTTCAAGTGATGTGGGCCGACTTTATAGCCCGGATAGACGTGCCGTACGAAATCAAGGAAGGAATCCTTGCCAATCGCCTGCGTCATCTGGGTCTGATACTCCTTCATAAGCTCTAACACCCGACGTTTTTGCTTGTCGGGCATCGTTGGCAGAGCCTGTCGCAGCTTAAATAGCTGATCAGGAGTCAGTTTCGGTGTTGTCATTCTTTGCTTGGTTGACTACGGCACGGGCTTCCACGTCGATCACTTGGCCCTCGATGATGCTCAAGGTGTTGAGCAGTTCATTCTCTACCTCTTCGATAGACATGTGTTTGTGAGTGACTTCAGTGCGCTTCTTAAAGGCATCGACTCCGTCAATTTCACCCAGTTTTGACAGAGCAGCGACCCGCACCTTGGGGTCTTTGGCAGCTTCTACCTCGGCAACCAGCTTGTTGACGACGTACATCTTCAAGTCAGACAACTCCTCCACGATGGAGACGTTCATCTGAGCGACCATACCAGCGAGCATGGCCAGAGTTTCGTTGGGGTACTTAGCGTAGTCAGGGCGGTACTGTGGATTGCTCATCATTTCTTTGGCAATCGACTTGGCCTCATCCGCATTCTCTTTAGTGGGGGCAAGTTCCTGACCTGTAAGGTCTGACATCAGCGTTATGACGTTCGCTCTCATCTGCAATTCTTGTTCAGCAGTGAGATCGGGGAACGCGTCTTTGGCGTTCTCTGGCAGAGGAATATTCTCCTCGATGGGCGGCACAAGCATTGTCATGTCAGCAGGAAAACCTTCTGTTGTTTGGCGCGACTATATCAGTTTTTGGAAATTTTTTGTAAAAATTTTTTTGACATTAGGTTAATCTAGTTGACGGGGGGCCTTTCTGTAGAAAGAAACCAACATGTACAGCCAATAAATATAAGGTGGGGTATGGCTATCTTAGACGACAAAAATCAAGTTCGTTTTCTTGATTGTCTTTGTCCGGCGTGGCGGACTGAGTTCAGCGTATCTGGGGTCGTAACTAGACTTATGCGGGGGAAATTTGGAAAAACGTGAGGTTATTTGTTTGTATTACGGGGTATGGGGGTCGAGGGGGGACCCATTGACAGCCTTGGGGGGTGGGGGATAGGGGGGCGCTACCCGCTAGAACTTGCAATCCCCCCATCACATCAGCTACAGATACATCATGGCAGGGCAATAGTGCACTGCCTAACAAGGAGTACATACATGTACACAGTGTCAGTACAGTGGGGTGACATGGTCAAGACCCACACAGCTTGGACCTTGGCCAGTGCCAAGGCTTGGATGCAAGCATATCCCAACAAGGATGTGTTCGCTAGTGTGACCGACATCTTCGGTCGTCGTGTCGCGGTACGTTACTACCGCTAACCTGAGGGGACTTCGGTCCCCTCTCCTTTGGAGAAACCATGAAAGCAAAGCAGCCTTCCATCCAGCAGACGATCAACTCGTTCGTCCACGCTGATCCCTTCAACGCGCTGTTCGTGTACGAGGCAATAAACCGCCACGTGCAACACGTGATGAACCTCAACCCTGCTGACCACGAACGCTCGCTGGTCAGTCTCAACCTGATGCAAGAGATTGCTCAGGACTGGCACAACGTAACTCATCCGAGTAAGTGATGACCACAGGCCAGACCAACATCTGGCGTGTGGATGTGCGGCAGGCAACGCTTGCCGCACTCCGTGAACGCCGTCCACTCAGTGCAATCAATCCTCGTGCTGTGTTCTTCCACACGATACGACAGGGAGCAATACGCGCAACATTCATCGCCAAGGTAGAGGGCGATGAGTTCAGTAGGTATCCACGCCGCTGACCACGAGCCATCCCTTCGGGGATGGTTTGATACCAGTTATATGTCGCGGCGCGTGGGGCGCGTGCGTGGCGAGCGAGTTCGTTATTTAGCGTCCCACGTTCCGGTGGAACTGTACTTAACCACTCCACATCAGGCATATACATATTGTCAGCGGGGAAATCGCTTCGCTGACGTTTTCAATCGTTCATCTTTATGGAGATATGAACATGGCTAAATCAGCACCCGTGGCACAGTCCACATCGCCCTTCACTTCGTTGAAGGATTCAGCATTCCAGCAAGCCGGCGCGGCTCAGACACTGGAAAGTGTCGCACAGTTCGCTATCGAACGCATCAAAGGTTTTCCCAAGGACGTTCCAAGCGAAGCGAAGGACGAACTGTATGAAGGCTATCGGATGAAGTTCGATGCACTGAACCCCGCGAAGGTGTACGCGGTAATAAATGACCACTACGTCCTTGCCACTCAGGAACACAAGGACGCGAAGAACGTGGAAAAGGTGGAAATCGGTGTAGCGTATGCGTTCAGCTACAGTTCGCAAGAGTTCGGAAAGCTTGCCAATACGCGTCCAGCACTCCACAAGCTGATCAAAGATGTGCGTGAAAAGTGTTCCACGTATTGTTCCAATCGCTTGGGTGATTTGAAGCGAGCC